AATGATCGTTACTTTCTTGAGCTCCTCCGAATCGATAGCGCCCATTGTATAGGCGGTATCAATAAGAGGAAAGTAAGGCTCAAGACGATCGTGCCAATATCGCCATACGTATTTCTGATTACCAGAAACACGTTCAGCGGTAGCGCCGGGTCCATGCCGAGGAATAAACATGCTAGGCAATATATGCCGTAACATGCCACTCCACAGCATAAAGGCAACAGATTGAAAATAATCTGTGTCCTCCTGCGTCGCAGAAAACTCATTGAAATCTTGCTCAATTTTGGCAAAACCTTCAATTGTTTTGTGCACCCTTTCAGGTGCGCATGGGACTTCGATTTTCTTGAACGCCAGACAAATCTGCCTGACGCTCTCGACGATCGTTGTCGCATCAATAGGGGTATTGTCATAAATCCTCCCAGTCTCATGGTCAAAGAGTTGACTGATCATACCTTGCAAAAATGCAGGGATTGATCCATGTTTCCTGAAACCAGCGAAACATGTTGAGTCAATATGCTTCGTCGCCAGACTTCTTTCGAAATCTGAGCAAAAACGAGGCAAGGTTATCGTCAAAAACGAGAACCCCTCTTCTTTGACCCGTGATCTAATAGTCATCAGATCACGTAAATCAGAGACATCAGCGGTGCATTTAGCACAAGCATCTATATAGATCGCTTGTACTATCTCTAGGTGATCACTTACGTTGCTTTTCAAGTCTCCTCCTAATATATATTAGAGGTAAACTTCAAGCTTCTAGTGATTGCCGTGAAGGCAGTCAAGTTTTCCATGCTCTTATCCTAAGGTTTGCTCTTATCCCGTCAGGGAATGAGACAAATCACAAAGGGAAGAGTTTAGGTCAACTCCTCTACCTTCATTGTTCGCCTCCGCGTAATAGTACCGGGGGTCCAAGCTGTTAACGACTTGCAACCTTACGGATCAAGCACGTCACAATTCAATCGAATTTGTTTCTCGGCGTCATCCAACAACCTCTGTAAGGAGGCGTCGAACGCTAACTCGGGTGTCTTATCGACCTGATTCCTGAGCTGCCTCACGGCAGTTAGGGAATCGTGGCCAAATGAGGCACTTGGTCCGAGTCCACTGTCGTCAATCTTTGGATTGACGAGGGTATCGTCTCGAAACACAGCCGCACGCATTTTAGAAGCGTGAAGCGGATCCACCTTAGGGGTAGGATCCTTCGATTTAAATTCTGTGACAACATCATCAACCAATTGGGTGATGATGGGCACAAAACGTAAGATCAAAAGAAAAGTTGTTAAACGTGAGCGGTTAGCCATTAAGACTCACCCCCCACGAGCTTAGCAACTGCAGTCGCATCTTGCCAGGCATTAAGCCCGGCAACCTGTTGTTGAACCTGTGTGGTCGTAAAACCGACTTGAGGTCGGTCGATCACATTGTAGGTAGACAATGTCTCATAATCGTTCACAGCTGTGAGCGGATCTGGGACAATTGCTATCTGGTCCAATCGAGTCATTGTCCGGACGCGTTTATTCGCCTCCTGGTGTGAAATCGTTAAGGTCCAAACACCATCTGCCCCTCGGTAGATAGTGCGACGACCATTCGTTTCAACACGTGGCATCGACTTTGCAACAGAATTGATAGTAACAGATTGGGGATCGGCAAACATAGAAGTTGACCTCCATTGAGAAATGGTCGGTTTACTGCTCTGTGCTTCAAATTCTGACCAAGAAAATGAAGAGTTGATCCAGAACAGAGATATGATCAAGAGGGCTTCCGGGTTAACCCGAGAGCTCCCAAGATCGCTATTTGGCGCAGACTTAAAGCGTCTGGCGCCAGGTCAAATCCAAATGATGAACTTGCAGGCTGGCGTTGCTTGGTTTCGACAAAACGATCCCAAGACATCACCCGCCGACCTTGGAACCACGGAACGTAGTGATAACTACGGTAGTGGGTAACCTTGGTCTGCATAACATACATGTACTTGGACGCGACTCCGTCCTGGCCAATATCGTTGATATGATCAACATGATCACCAACGTTACTGAACCAGTCCACGAGCCACGTCCATGGAGTAGCTTTGTACACGTTCGACGGGTTAATTCTCAGACCGTAAAGAGTTAAATTTCTCTGAAGGTCTGACATTGCTGAGTCATATGACGGCAATGACAAGTCGAACTCCGGACGGTAGTATTTGAAGGAACCGGATGCCCACACAATGGAAGTTTCTTCCTTGTGTACATCCCAGTGTCCTCCACCACCGAAATCCATAAAATCTGACATTTCGAACTTAATGGGTTCGCACCCAAGGCCCGAATTAGTACAGAGTTTTGTGGATTCTTCCGTAGATGCCATGGTTCGAGTCCTTCGTACCCATTGGTTATTGTCCTTAGTAATTTGGTCAATATACTTTTGGGAATTAACGAACGCGTCTTGTAGTTTGACGAGGTCGTTAACGAAGGGCACCCACCCGAATTGGTGGTTGAGAAAGTGGTCAGCGACCTTTTTAGGTTGCATTACCCAGGGATTACTTCTAGTAGTCCTTGTTGCGCCACCAAGGTCTCTCCATGTTTCATGGAAAAACTTAGAGGTGGTCTTCAACATTCTGGGTAAATCGCGTAGCTCCGAAAGGAACACGGCGAGTCCCGCTTTCTCAAGCTGAGGCCTAAGCTTAGCATAGGCCTTCGAACCCCATGGTGATAAGTTAGGGAAAACTGAAGCGTCCATGCCCGGCATCCAGCCGTAGTTGCTAAAAGCAGCTCCGTCTGGAATGTGCGAACATGTAACTGGATGCGAAAAGCCTCCAGTGATCGTACGGATTTCGTTACCGACTTCCGCACGCCAACTTCCGATTCCCTGAACTTCCCTATTGGGAAAGTAGCACTTCAAAGACAGAAACGGACCCCCACTTCGCCAAGGAGGCCCCGGATGAGTTTCATCCGAGGTCCTAACGAGGTGAACGTTCGGTGAAGAACCAGTCCCATTCCAATTTTGGGTCTCGATAACTTGACCCGTTAGTTTATCTTTTCTTTGATAAACCATTAGTTTGGGATCAGCCTTAGCGGCTTGATCTAGGTTCTTCATTCTGTTGCGTGTGCCCTTCATCAAAGCCATGAAACTACTCCTCCATTTGGATAAGATGTGAGAAAGAATGTGGCGCAAATGCGCTGCGTTCACCACACTCACACCATCACTGGTGTCTCAGGTGCCCCCGAGGCCTCTTCT